CAGGAAACATCAGCACTTTCTTGCCCCCTTGAATGACAACTTACCCATTATACATTCCCGTGCTGACCCGAAAGGGGGGAGGTGTATAGTGGGATTTTTATTTCTTGGGGGCATTTATGAAACGAAACCCGATTGATGTTGATGAGTTGAAAAAAGTATTCAGGATTAGGAATGGTAATTTAGAAAGGCTTAATTATCATTATCCTAATGGAAAATGGACTGTTGTTGAGAATAAAAAAAATCACAATAGGGGTTACTGCCGAGTATGGCTTAATGGGACAAAGATATTGTACCATGTTATTATCTGGATATTGTCAACAGGTAAAGATATACCTCAAGGAATGGAAATAGACCACATCAATGGGAATAAAATTGATAATAGAATTGAAAATCTTAGACTTGTTACAAATAGGCAAAACCAGCAAAACCGAAAAAAACATAGAGCAGGTAGATTGACTGGGACATGGTATGATAAAAGAAATCATAATTGGAAATCACAGATTAAAATCAATAAAACCCATATTACAATAGGGAATTACAAAACAGAACAAGAAGCACACGAAGCCTATAAAATAGCCTGTAAACATATCACAGATTATGTAGATAATAAATCTTTCAGAGAACTTGTCAAAAAAGAAATGGAGAATAATAATGGCAGATGAAAAGAAAAGATATTGGCTCAAACTTGAGAAGGATTTTCTTGATAGCAAATATATCAAGATTATCAAAGGCGTTCCAAATGGTGGGGAATATATTTTGTTTTACCTAGCACTCATGCTCGCAAGCGTTGACACAGTTGGACATCTTCGGTTCACAGAACTTGTAGCGTACAACGAACAAATGCTGGCGTCATTAACTGGAACGAATATTGATATAGTGCGTTCAGCTATGAAGCTATTTCAAGAACTTGGGATGATACGGATTCTTGAGGATGGAACTATATTTATGCCGGAAGTTCCAAGGCTCACAGGTAAGGAAAGCGAATCAGCGGAGCGTGTGAGAGCATTTAGGGAACGAGAAAGACGAGAATTGTTACAATGTAACAGTGATGTAACAGAATGTAACGACAATAAAGAGAAAGAGGAAGAGAAACAAAGAACAGAGAACAGAGAACAGCAAGAGGAACAATTGCCATACGATGAAATAATTACCTACCTCAACGACAAATGTTGCACACGGTACAAGGCAACGAAATCCACGAAGGAACTTATACACGCACGCATCGAAGAAGGGTTCACCAAGGACGATTGCTTCACTGTCATTGACAACAAGGTAGCAACATGGAAAGGTACGGAATGGGAAAAGTTTTTGCGACCAGACACGCTTTTCCGAGCAAGCAAGTTCCAGGGATATCTCAATGAGAAACCTGTGGAAAAACGCAATAAAAATTCAAAAGAAGGTTATAATGTTGACCTTTCTGGATACCAAACGCTATAGGAGAAAAATGATGCAAGAAGTTATGAGTACAGTAGAAAGATTGAAAAAAATGTTTGAGCAAAAAGAGATTGAAAAGTATGGAAGGCTGCTCACTAATGAGGAAAGGGAAGCAAAAGAGCAAGAAGAAGAAAGAGCTAATAGGGAGAGAGAGATTGAAGAAAAGAAAGAAAGAATACGTGTTGAAAAGCAAATGACACTTGGAGACTTTTCTTGTAGCGTTCCATTAAGATATAAGAATGCTACATTTGACAACTTTGTGTGTTCAACTGACAGGCAAAAAGCCATTGTTGCATATTTGAAACAAGGAAAGAGCGCAATCCTGTATGGTTCAAATGGCACTGGTAAAACTCATTTGGCGTATGCTTATTGCTTCCACCAATACTATAAAGGGCTATTCCCTAAGTATATCCTTGCGTTTGATTTCTTCAATGAGATTAGGCGTTCTTTCAATGATGGGAAGAGTGAAGATGTTGTTCGGAAGTATGCAATGTATGATTTCCTTGTAATTGATGAAATAGATAAAACGCATGGTTCTCAGATGGAATTTACTTACCTTTACTCGCTCATTAACAACAGATACAACGACATGCTACCAACCGTTCTAATCACTAATGCCAAACCTGATGAATTTGCAACAATCGTTGGGACTTCAGTTCTTGACCGTATTGGTTCAGATGGGAAGATAATAGAGTTGTCTGGTGAGAATTACCGTCAGAAAATCGCCAAAGAACAAAGCTGAAAAATAAGTGAAAAAATGTTGAAAAACGAAAAATCAATGAAAAAGGAGTGAAAATGACCGAAGAACAATCGTATTATTTATGGCTTGCAGTCCATGCACTTGCAGATAGTGAAGAATCTGCTACAATAAGCAAAGGAGATAATGAATGAGTAACAATCAAATCACTGGCGAATTGGCGAAAGAGTATTGCAAGAAGTTTCCGACCTCAGCGACAAGGGAAATCGCAAGGGCATTAATCACAGACCACCCCGAAGTGTTCAAGGATTACGAGCACGCAAGGGGAAGGGTACGATATTACCGTGGGCAGAATGGCAAGGATATGCGCAAGAAAATAAGCGAAATCATCCCAAAAGTTGTTATACCGAAGGCCGATAAACAGAGCGACTTTACCACCTATCGAATCACCGAGTTTCCTGTTGCCGTTTGCGGTGATATGCACATGCCGTACCATGACGAGGAAGCAATCCAATTATTCATCGACCATTGCTACAAGATACAACCCAAGACGATTCTATTAGCCGGAGATTGCCTTGACTGCTACCAAGTATCACGCTGGAATAAAAACCCGAAGATGCGAGACTTTCCATCGGAAGTCGCAATGATGAAAGGATTTCTCCGCTCCTTGCACGAGGCATTCCCCGAAGCGAAGATAGTTTACAAAGTGGGGAATCACGAGGAGCGGTACGAGAAATACCTCATGGAACACGCTCCGGCACTCTTCGGCCTTGATGAAATCACCCTGCAAAACCTAATCGGTGCAACCGAGCCTTGGATAGATTACGTGGACAACAAGAGAGTTATCACAGCAAAGAAATTGAACATCATCCACGGACACGAATACACCTTTGCAATCAGCAATCCTGTCAATCCTGCACGTGGTCTATATACCAGAGCAAAGAAGAACGCAATGTGTTTCCATTTTCACCAGACATCAGAACACTCGGAGACGGCAATCAACGGCGACTTGACTACATGTTGGTCGGTTGGGTGCTTGTGTCAAATTCATTGCGACTATATGCCGTTAAATCGTTGGAACCATGGCTTTGCAGACATCTTCATAGATGGTGATATTTTTACTGTACACAATTACCGCATACTCAATGGACGGATTCTGTAAAAAGATGGTAGAAAGTGATTGACAGTTTCTACTATATGGTGTAGTATTAATTATCAAGGAAAGGAAAAGGAGATACGGAAATGACAAAGCAAGAAAGATTTTCAGAAGGAAGGGACTTGTGGTTGCATTATGAAAAAATTAACGGATATTCATTTGAACCAACAATGGAAGGTCTGAAGAAACTTTCAAGAAACCTAGACTTGAACATTCCTTATCTTAGAAAAATGATAAACTTTTTCTTGGAAGCATAAGCCGAAACCGCCTTCGGGCGGTTAGGTAATGCAAAGGAGAGCATATGACAGCAATCAAATCAATCGGATTTTGCGTAGGTTGGATTATCACAGCTTACATCGGGATTTGGGCAATGGCTCTGTATGGAGTCACAATGGGAATTATCGCATGGAGGAAAGGATGAAAGAGATTAGGCTTCTGAAGGCTGAGGAAATCTCAGCGAAAGTCAAGACGGTTTACAACGGAAGCGCATTGCTTCTCTTGTACAAGGACGCACGAGTAGACATGACACTGTTGGATGAAACATTTGGTGCTATGAACTGGAAACGTTCGCATAAGGAAGTCAAGGGTAACTTGTTTTGTACCATCGGTGTTTGGGATGGAGAGAAATGGGTTGAGAAGGAAGATGTTGGCATTGAGTCAATGACCGAAGGCGAGAAGGGAGAGGCTTCCGATAGCTTCAAGAGAGCTGGAACAAACTGGGGCATTGGGCGTGAGTTGTACACCTCACCCAAAATCATGGTAAAGCTTGACCCTGCTGAGTACAAGGACAAGAAGGTGTTTGTATCCTTCTACGTATCTGAGATTGGATACAGCGAAAGCAGAGAGATTGCAAAGCTCACCATCATTGACGGCAACGGCAGAGTGCGCTTCCAGTGGGACAGCGGACAAGCAAAGGGCAATCTTCCACCAACCGAGGATGCGTTCGACCTTGAAGCGTATCGGGCAGACGTTGAAGCCATGCTCAATGCTTGCGACCTTATCGACAACGACAAGAAGGCTTTGACACTCAAGGGTTTGCCGAAGTACGACAAGAAACTCCTTGACAGCGTTGTAGCCAGAATCAAGGAATTGGAGAAAAGCAATGGTTGAGTACAACGATTCAATCCATGAGTACACACTAGGGGGGATTCACGTCCCCTCAGTGAGTGAGCTTCTTAAGCCAGTTACCGGCGAGTTTGAATGTGCTCCAATGTACGCAGAGCGAGGCACAGCAGTCCATACCCTCACAGAATTGTGGGACACAGGATTGTACCTCCCCGACCTGGCGGACGCAGAGTTGACAACCTACATGATGGCTTATGAGGACTTCCACGATCAACACGATGTTGAGGTAGTTGAGATGGAGCAAATCGTATTCAACCAAACCTTGCTCTACGCTGGGAGATTGGATAGGCTTTGGAAGATTGATGGTAAACTTCACTTGACGGACATCAAGACTGGCAACAAGTACAAGCAACACCTTTACCAGCTTTGCGCCTATCTGATGGCAACTGACACTATTGTAGCCAACCTCTCCAACCTGTACTTGAACCCTTTCAGATTCAAGCTTACTCCGTGGGAGCACGAGGACAGGTTGCAAGGCTACAAGATGATTGAGGCGCTGAGCCTAATCTATTGGGACAATCACAGAAGGGACAGAAAAGCCCTTGAAAAGATTTTGAAGGAGGAAGTATGAAATTTACGATTAAGAAGATTGAGTGGACTCCGACTGAGTTCTTCAATGGTACAGGGGCTTTTTGTTCTTCGTTGGGTCATTATTGGTTGCAAGTTCGGCCATCAAGCAATGAAGGAGAGAAGTACAGGTGGAAGATTCAACAAGGTACATCAATCATTGCCTTTGGTGGTGGGGATACGCTTGAACAGTGCAAGATTGATTGTGAGTCCGCATGGGGAAAATACATTGAAGAGAATTATTTGGAGGCAACTGTATGACAATCATCGAAGCATCAAAGCAACTTGGTTGCTCAACGACCACGGTCTACAAATATGTCAAGTCTGGGCAAATCAAGGCAACGACCACCGAAGGCCATCCGGCAAACAAGATTGAGATAACCCAAGAAGCGTTGGACGAGTTCGCAAAGATGCCGGAGAATTTGCTGACAAAAGAGGAGGTCGCCACTCTCAAAGGCGTGTCCATAAGAACGGTTGAGGCGTGGGTGCTGAAGGGGAAGCTAGTCCCCAGGTTGACGTTCCTCAAGCGGAATTATTTTAGCTTGGAGGATGTATGACCGTTGCATGGACTTGCAAGAGCGAGGAGGTGGGACTAGCGATAGTCCCCCTTGAATACCGCACCAAAGCGAAGGAGCTTTTCGCAGAGGCTGGGAAGAAGCGTAACGGCTTTATCACCATCAAAGTTACCTTGCCGGAGAGGGTTGGCACCGACCAGCAGAACCGAGCATTTCATAGCCTTCTTGGTGAATATTGGCGAAGTGGTTTGTCAAGCTACGAGAGCTATGACGACATGCGAGATAGCTTCAAGCTGAGGGTTGCCGGAGCAGATGAGTACATTTTCATAGAAGACGGCAAAGTGCGCCATGTGCCGAATTTGGAGCAAGTGCGTGGCCGATACGCTGAGGTGCCGAAAAGCTGGGCTGACTTCTCCCTTGACCAACGCAAAGAGGCAATTGATATGGTTATCGCTGAGGCGGTTATGGCTGGGATTAACACCAAACATTGGGACGAAATAATCACAGGAATGCAGGACGGAACACTTGATTAATCAAGTAAGGTATGGTACGATTCAGTAAAGGAGCTAAACAATGGCTGAGAAAAAAGAAAGAGCAGTAGGTTGGGGCAAGCAGGTTACAAGTTGGAAGCGTGGTGTAAGCGTCTGTCTTGACGACTTGCAGAACTTCGCAACCAAGAGTGACAAAAACAATAAGTTTTATGTGAGGTTGAACATCGTTGACCTCAAAGAACCAAACCAGTACGGCAAAGATGTTGCGGTTGAAATTGACCCTTGGAAGCCCGATGGTAGGAAGTCCACCACGGAAGTACCCCAGAAGTACCACGGAAGTCAAAAGCAGAACACGCCGGAGAACTTTGTTGATGATTCTGGCGACCTTGCCATCCCCTTCTGATATGACAGAGCGTGAGAGGTTTGTCTACCAAGAAAACCGAATGAGGCTTATGGTGGAGCGAGGCTGTACATGTGAAGTATGTGGGAAACATCTTGACTACGGCAACTTGCAACTCGCTCACCGTTTGCCTAAGAGTAAAAGCTACTTGAAGCAGTACGGTGCGGAGATTATCCACCACCCACTGAATTTGGCTACCGTGTGCAGTCTGAAGTGCAACGATGCGGTTCTGCTTGACCCTAAGACGCATCCGATAGAAGCGAAAGAGCTGATTAAAAAGATAAAGGAGAGCTTATGAACCATTGCAAGATTGAAAATTATACCTGCCCAAACGTTCCAGAGGGCGAGACATGCGTCTGCATCGGTTGTGGAAATCTGTATTTTCGCAAAACGGATGAAGGATGTTATTGTGATGAGCCGTGCCAAGCGTTTTGGGATATGATGGATAGAAACCAGAAGCAGAAAACAGAAAAATGTGAGGCTGAGAATGGGAAATAGTATACTTGGACTCATAGGGTACGAGTATGGGGAGCGTGACTACCCAGAGCACGCACATCTTGAGAATGGCAATTATTGGAATATTTGTTGTGAATGTGGCATGGAGTTTGTTGGTTATAAACGCACGCCACTTTGCAAGCTGTGTGCTGAAAGGTCTGAACAAGACTACAAGAAAGCCAATGAGATTGAAGATGGAAAAGAGTAAATTGATGGAGCAGTATGAAGCTAAGATTAACCAGCGTGTAAACTGGGCAGCAAACCCAATAGGATATACAAAATGGCTAGAAGCTAAGGCTGAAGCCTACGACAGGTTGGTGTCTGGTGAGTATACCCTGAAAGATATGGCGAATATATTCCAAATGTATTCGGTAATTGATAGTGATGGATACACACGTTTATTTGCTGACCAACCATTCATAAAAGGTAATGGATGGAGTAGTAACTTTCCAGAAGATGAGTTTCCAATTCCTGGGGTTGCAAAACATACAGGCGACTGGGCAACCAGCCTCACCCTGCCAGACGGATTTGAGTCCGATATCCCCAGCAAGGTAAAATCCAAGGATATCCCCTCAAGGGAGGACGCATGAGCTGGACACGAAATCGAAAGTACATTGAATTGTTGACCAAATTTCCTCCGTCTGAGGAATGTGAGGATTACTACGACTTCTACGACCACGTAACAATTCTTTGCAAGGAGCATGGAGTCTGTTTGGACGATGAAGGATACTTGCTTGACGTTGACCTTGACACGAGGGTGAAGGCACTTTTGGAGGTTTCATGTTCACTTTCAATCTGACCGACCCGATGCCGTGGGAGAAGGGCGAGAAACCAGACTTCTCCACCGATAGCCACGACTTCTATGTGGAGGAATATTTTACCAAGAAGGTTCGTACGTACAATGACGGCACGGCAAACCGTAAGACAAGGGATTGGTACGTTGCACTTGCCATTGAGAAAGCCACTGGCACCAAGACATGGGTAGTCAGTAACGGAGCTGAGATAATCAGAGACGCAAGAGGCATTGAAGGTATAGCGGCTTTGACAGACATGTACCGATTTGCCAATAGGAGGCGATAATGAACGCTGGAAAACAGTTTGAAAAGGACTTCAAGGCATCAGTGCTTGACGACCAGTTTTTCTTGAGGCTGAATGACGCTGGCGGTTGGTCGAAATCATCCGACTTGCGGTTCACCCCATCACAGCTCTGTGACTGCCTTATGTTCACAAGGGGGACACTGTACCTCCTGGAACTGAAGTCACACACAGGAAAGAGTATTCCTGCAACATGCCTCAAGCAGACTGATGCACTGGCTACCGTGGACTATGTAGGCACCTTCCCAGCCTTTGTGTGCAACTTCCGTGACTACTCGGAGACTTATATCATCGGTGCTTACTACGTGCAACAGGAGCTATCCGTTAGGAAGAGCCTATCACTAGAGACTTGTAGGCAACTTGGAACTTTGATACCTCAGAAGAAGCTGAGGATTCACTGGCGTTACGATTTATCAGTGCTATAAGCACAAAGGGGATTTTATGAACGAACAAGTTGGAAATGTAGGGTTTATGGACGAGTTGAAAAGGCATCTTGAGAAACTGTACGAATTAGCCTCATTCCTTGACAAAGATGTTAAGGCACGTGGCGAAAAGTATTTTTCGTACGGATACAAAGAGGAGAGCGAAGAGGAAACACCATGCGGTATGGCTACCGAAATGATATCGCTCATTACAAAAACTATGCAAATAGTGGAAAGAGCGAGAAAGCATGTATTGGAAGTTTAGCAGAAGCGTGGTATAATTGATCTATATCGGGCTGTGTATTCGTGGCCTAGTTAATGATGGAGAACGGATACTTCCTAGAAGCTCTAGGTGACTGGCAAAGAGCCGTGGGGCTGTAGTACACGAGGGAGTACGCTGGAAACAGAGACGCTCGTTTCAAGTCGAGCCAGCCCTAATGAGCCACTGACGAGTGGAACGTAAAGTGGTGATGCATCCGAGCAATCGAGCGCACTACGTGAGGGAACGTAAGCCCCAAGCCACAACAGAGAATGGAGTGTGGCAACTTATCGCAGGGAGCGAGGTGCAGACAAGCCTCATAAGCTATGTCGTTGGGGGTCGGTTCCCCACCCTGCCATCGGGGGCTATCTAGTTTCGATTGACTGCAAGCCCAAAGTGGACGGTCAAGAGTCGGGTGCAAATCCCGAAGCCTCCAAAGGAGTAATCATTATGGAATGTTTATCAAACAACCAAACTGATTTTTTAGAGCAGTTGATAAACAAAGAGGTTAAAAACACTACGGAGATTTTAAAGAGCTTAACAACCCAAGAAATGGAAGTTGCTATCATGGAATATGTTGGGATAAGGAGAAATCTTGTAGTGCCAAATGTTTCATGGGGAATGTTGGACTATGAAGCAGATATCGTAATTGTCACCAAACATGGATATGCAACAGAGGTTGAGATTAAAATCTCAAAGTCAGACTTGCGTGCAGATTTCAAAAAGAGGATTCAGCATGATTCAAACCTATTCAAGTATCTTTACTATGCTGTGCCGGAAGACATGAAGGATTTTGCGTTGGAAATAATCCCACAAAGGGCAGGGTTATTCACAGTAAGAAGGAATCGAATAACGCACTATGATAGTAGAGAAATCGTTGTAAGGGAGATTAGGAAACCGCAAGAAAACAAGGATTGTGTGCAGTGGGGGGATAAGGAGAGGCTGAAGCTCGCAGAACTCGGTTGTATGAGGCTTCTTGGGCTTAAAAGAAAACTATTAGGGGAAAAGAAACAATCATGAAGTACATAACCAAAATCCATCGGGTTGAAGCGGTCAAATACAACGGGTTGAACAAGGCGGAGATTGAAGCTCTCGTGTCCGACCAGTTGGAGAACTTTGTCTATAGGCTTGGAACAGGCACCATTTTGCTGAGGGACGGCAATGTCCGTGTTGGTGATTGGGTGATTATCGAAGAGGGGCTGGTAAAGATATTCAGCGATGCTCAATTCAAGGAGTTGTACGAGGCGCAAGACGGAGAGGACTTGTGGAGCCTGTTCATTGACCTTTACAACGTGATTGCACCAGAAGTTGAACGGCTAGGGGAGCGGAAGGAGCATCACCACATGTACCGAGAATATCTGAGCGCAAAGGAATACATCGAAAGGAGGATGTAATGAACCGCTACGGAGAGATAGCAAGATTTGACTGTGGTTCTTACATGTATATCATGGATTCAATAAAGCATATGTCACGATTCGGGGAAGCTGTCTGGCTTGACTTCTATATCTCACGTAGGACTTCAAAAAAGCGTGGAATGAAGAATAAGTATGATGCGAGATATGCGCTTGGGTCTGACGGTGGGTTGAGAGCTATCCGTTATTTCATTGGCTTTCTGAAACAATACCTTGATACCTTCAAGCCGGATTGGTTGGCTATTTGTCCAGCGGAGGATGAAAACGCAAAGCGAACTGATTTCTATTGTCGGCAACTTGATAAACTCGGCTACAGATTCATTTGCAAGGACAGGGACGCTGACGGCAATCTCATGGAATGGGTCGACTTGTACCAGAGGTGCGTATGATGGGACATAGGCAGAAGCTCAAGGGCGGTGCTGAGTGGGACGCTATCAGAGCCAGGCATTGCTACAAGTACATCTGGCACCATTCGCACAACGTTAAGAAAGCGTTGGCTAGGAGGGAGAGAAGGGTGGTGAAAAATAATCTGAAAATGTTTGCTGAAAGTGCTTGACTGATTATACTATCGGGAGTAATATTAGGTATACAAAGAAAAGGAGATACAAGATGGAAAAAAGATTTGTTGATTACAAGGTTTGGTTCAAGAGTGGTCACAGGATGATGCCTTGCGAGGTTGTTGCTGAAGGTCAAAATTGGATTGTTACCAAGCGTCCAAATTTCTACGAAGGCAAACAAGCAGATGATAGGTACTATGTAGAGTACAATGGGAAGGAATCTTGCAATATTTTTAACAACCCTACCGAAGCAGTACTTGAGGCAGTCGGAAAAGTGTACGGCGATGAACATAAAGGTAAAAATGTTAGCCATTTTAGCTACTACGCATATGGGATGCTTGAAGGGATTCCGAGTTATAACTAACACCACCACCCATCTTCAGAGGGGGTATTGCTCAAATCCTTATTGAGGATTTAGGCGATAGAAAAGGAGAATTGATATGGAATATTACATTGTTAGATTAGTGGAAGCGAAAGAAGGTGAACTTTCTAGACAGTATGTATCCGGCAATGGTTTGAGCGGGTTTTGTGATTCAAAACAAAATGCACAAGTGTTTGATTCAATCGGTGAAGCAAACGCAACTACAAATGCATTACAGAAAATTCAAAGCGTGTATGATTCCCATGTTCAAAGTGATTTTACCACATGCTACAAAATTGAAGAAAAGAAATCAAGTGAAAATGTGTATGGCAAAGAATGGCGAAAAATGACAGGAGGTGTACAGTGATAAAAAAACTTAAATGGGAACAAGAATACAAACCAGCGTGGGGTTCTGCAAATTTTATAGCATCATATTTTTACATCATGGAATCTGTTATTAAAGGTAAGTGGGGTTGGTATTGGTTCTCATTCAATGGGAAAACATGTCTAAGAAATGGTTTATGCGATTCTATTGAAGAATGTAAGAATGAATGTCAAAGATTGGCTGAATCTGTTATTATGGACTATGTAATTGATTGGAGAAGCTAAGTAAAAAGCAATGGAATACGCAAGCAAGGTTATTGTAGAATAGGAGGATTGAAATGAGAGAGATTATTTTTCGTGGGAAGAGTGCTGATAATGGTGAGTGGTTATTCGGAGTACCAATATTTGATTGGTATTCTGGTGGTAAAACTGCAAACATTATCAATGTTGGTTTGATTGAATGTTGTGATGAGAATATGGTCATCCCCGAAACCGTGGGTCAATACACCGGCCTCAAAGACAAGAACGGCAAGATGATTTTTGAGGGGGATGTTGTATTAGTAGAAAAATTCCGTAAGGGTGTGATTAGATATCTTGAAAAAGAGGCTTTGTTTGCAGTTGATTTTTCTTCGCATCTTTTGCGCCTGTGTGATACTACAAGCGACTATATTGAAATCATCTGCAACATCCACGACAATCCAGAATTGTTGGATGGAGTACCGATATTAAAAGACATTTAAGCGTGATGCACAAGCCCCTCTCCGGAGGGGTAATTTCACCACTTTACCCACAGCGTTGATTGTAGGGCTTTCTAGGTGGCTTAGAATCGAAGATAGGAGGGGGTATGGCATTAGCATTGGTAGTGATAGTAGTAACCATTCTCTGTATTGTGCACGTCATTAGAAGCCTTGCTGGATTGGTTGCACTGGAGAAGGGATGCAAAGGAGTTGACAAGAGGGAGCAGTACAGATGGCTGAAAGGTAAATGGTGGTGTTAGTAGGCTTGACAAATTAGCTTAACGGTTGTATGCTTATCACAGTATAAAAGAATCTACCGATGAAGTTATACTTGCACCGTTGGTGTAGTGGTAAGGGGCAAACTCCTAAAAGATAGCCCTATCCACGTTAATGTGAATCCCTTACCGGCATTAATTGTGGGCGGTAGTGGGGCTATTTGTTAGGAGTTTTTATGTCAGAACGAAAAACTATTAATGTTAATGAATTGCGCAGAGTGTTTAGAATAAGGAATGGTAATCTTGAGAGATTAAATCCGCATTTCAAGGGTGGTAAATGGACTATTGTTGAAAACAAAAGCAATGATAGCAAAGGGTATTGTGTAATCTGGTTAAATGGTAAAAATATTTTTTATCATAATGTTATTTGGGTTTTGTCAACAGGAAATGATATAAAACAGGGATTATATATTGACCATATCAATGGAATATGTTCAGACAATAGAATGGAAAATTTAAGGCTAGTAACAAGGAGAGAAAACAACCAAAATAAGAAAGTACATAGGGATGGGAAGCTATGCGGGATAACAATACAAAATAGTAAATACAAAGCACAAATACAAATAAATGGAAAACAAATTTATTTAGGCTATTACGATACAGAACAAGAAGCCCATAAAGCCTATAAAATAGCATGTGAGCATATAGAACAATATATTGATAATGATTCATTTAGGGGATTAGTCAAAAAAGTAGCAGAAAACATGCAACATAGAAGCAACCTTGACACTTAGGGGAGAGCTATGAGAGAAAGAAAAGGAGTATTTCAATGAGACTACAAGAACATGAAACAGTCAAGACAAAGAAGCCTTGCCCATTTTGTGGAAGGTATCCAGAGCATAGGATTGACGAATTTGGCGGACACCAACTTTTCTGTGATGGTGAATCGCATTATTGTAGTGTTGGGAGTTTCAAGACCGAACAGGAGGCGATAGACGAATGGAACAAGAGAGCATAGAACAACGCAGGGCAACTTGCATGACAAGGAACAAGCTGGGATATTGCAACGTGCCGGACGAGGATTGCCCAAGGTGTAAGGCATACGACTATGAACCCCTCAGTCTTATTGTTGGGCATAGCTGGGAAGAGATACAGGATATGCAAAATAGGGTTCCAATGCACAAAACCAACAACCTTGACACTTCCGTGTAATGTGTTATAATAAGCGTATGGCAAACGAAGTAGGCAGACCAAGGACATTCACAGACGAACAGGTAGCCGAGATTAGGGATAAGTTGGTGCAATACATTGCTACAACTGAAATTCCCATCGTTGCCGAGTTCGCATATCTGAATGACATCAATCGCCAAATACTGTATGATTATCCAGAGTTTTCGACACTCACGAAAAAACTGATAGCAAAGAAGGAAGCACAGCTTGAAAGAAAGGGCTTGATGAACGAGGTGAACAGCACTATGGCTATCTTCTCATTGAAGCAACTCGGCTGGCGTGACAAGCAGGAAATTGAAACGAAATCATCCGACCAAGACAAGATTGTCAACACAATCAAGGAGCTGTTCAGCAAGTGAAAAAGCTCCCATTCTCCACAAAGGTGCAAGAAACAATCACGAATACTGGATTTCTCAATGTTTGGGAAGGCTCTGTTCGTTCCAGCAAGACTTTAGCCTCCTTGACCGCTTGGGCGCTGCTATACGTTGCACAATCACCCGAAGGCGTGTTCCTCATGTCTGGTGCTACCCTAGGCTCTATCTCAAGAAACTGCATAACAGGTGACTTTGGCTTTCTCAACCTATTTGGTGGAGAGCAGAGAACGGACACAGACGGCTCCAAGTTCATTGAGTGGCTTGGGAAGCGATTGTACTACGTAGGCTCCGACAACATCCGTTCATTCCAGAAAATCCGTGGTATGTCCATCGGTGGTTGGTATGCTGATGAAATCGACCTGCACCATGAGGCATTCATTGTAGAGGCGTTCAATAGGTCGTTGGCTTCAACCGATAGGAAGAACTTCTGGACGCTGAACCCGAACGTTCCAAGCCATCCGATTTACAAGAACTACATTGATAAATACCTTGAAGAAAGTGTTCCAGGTTATCACTACCACCACTTCACCCTAGACGACAACCCATCAATGACCGCAGAGCGCAAGGCTGAGATAGCTACACAATACAGTGGCATCTTCTACCGAAGATTCATCCTAGGTGAGCGTGTGCGTGCTGAAGGCTCCATTTACACAAGCTTCGACCCAAAAAGGCATGTGCTCAAGGCTATTCCCGAAGATTGGCGGATATTGTTTGCGGAGATAGGCGGTGATATTGGCGGTAATAAGTCGGCAACGGATTACATTTGCACAGGGTACTTTTGGAAGAACAACCGCCTTTGCTGTGTCGTCATGGACGAGCTGTATGACAAGGACAATCTAGGGACTGAAGCTATTCTCAATGAGTTCAAGCAATTCGTTCTGAGAAACAAGCCCAAATGCACGCTCTCTGAAGCATACCTTGACAGTGCCGAGCAGTTAATTATCAAGAGCGCAAAGAACCTAGGCATAATCAACGTGCACGGCTCAAAGAAGATTGCCATCGTTGACCGTATCCGGCTTGTGCACCTCATGTTCAGTCAAGACAGATTGTTCATCCTATCCCAATGCAAGGACTTGATAGAAGCGATAGAGAACGCTGTGTGGGACGCAAAATCAAACAATGAGCAACGCCTTGACGATGGGAGCACCAAGATTGACCCGTTGGATGCAATGGAGTATTCTATTGAGAGACGATACAAGGAATTGATATGACGCTGAAAGGATTGGTGGTAAGCATGTGGAATAAACTGTTGGGGAAAGAGTTGCCGAGTTGTCTGTATCAGAAGGACGACAACATAGAGAATTGGAAGAACGTGTACCAGTTGGCCGCACCGTGGCTTAACTACGAGTATGTGACCATCGGGGGGAAGAGAAGGCGCAGAAGGCTGACGCTCAACCCTGCTAAGGTGATTTGTAACTACATTGCAAGCCTTGTGTTCACTGAGCCACCTGTCTACATGGCAGACGATGCTGTGCTTGACGTGCTCAAGGCTAATGCGTTCAACAAGAACCTCCGCAAGAACACCGAGTACATGTGTGCTTTGGGCGGAATGGCGATAAAGCTCTATTCTGATGATTCACTGAAGCTTGACTTTGTATCCGCTTTGAACTTTATTCCACTGTCATGGGATAACCAGAGAGTTACGGAAGCCGCATTCATCGACCATCGTGTGAAGAATGGCAAGAAATACACCAGAGTTGAGACGCATCGCAGACATTACAGCGAGGTTCCCTTGCTTGATGCTGACGGAAACATGGTTCTCAAGGACGGTTTGCCTGTAATGAAGCAAGGAAAGCAAGACGGCTACCTCATTACGAACGAATTGTTTGAGAAAATTGACGGTGAAACCTTTACCAAGAGCGATTTGGTGTCCGTTTTTCCCGAGCTGATACCAGAAACACTTGTACCAACCGCTACACCGTTGTTTGTGTACATCAAAACCCCATCGGCCAACAACTATGACTTTGAAAGCCCTCTTGGAATAAGCACCTTTGCGAATGCCATCGACACCATCCAAGCGTTGGACATTGCCTTTGACGGCCTCAACTCGGAAATCTTGTTGGGGAAGAAGCGCATCATCGTTCCGACCTCAGCAATTAAGAAGGTTACGGATACTACCACAGGTAAGCAAGTACGCTACTTCGACCCATCAGATGAAATCTACCAAGCGTTGGACATTGACGATGCTGAGAAGCTGAAGATTCAAGACAACTCCGTGGAACTTCGGGTAGAGGAAATCAAGCTTGCAATCCAGACCCTCTTGGATATCCTTTCCATGCAATGCGGACTGACCCAAAGCACGCTCTCGTACAAGGATGGCGAGGTCAAGACGGCAACCGAGGTTATCAGTGAGAACTCCAAGACGTTCAAAACCAAACAGGACTACGAGAACGAACTTGCAGACGGCATTGTGGGAATTATGGAAGCCATCCGAGAGGTGCAGAAACTTGGGACTTCGACCGAGTATTCCGTTGTTTTCTCCGACTCCATCATCCAAGACCGTGACAGCAACGCTCTCTACTGGCAGAATAGATATGCAAGCGGAACATGCACCCTTGAGCAAGCCTTGATTGGAATGGATGGACTGAGCGAGGCAGACGCAAAGAAGCAAGCTGATATCATTCTTGGCCTTGCACCAGTGAATACAGAGGAAACTAACAGGGATACTGAATGATAACCGACAACCTTATCTATGACGCAGAGACAGAGATTCTCCAAAACATCGTCAGACTTGCGAACAAGGATGCAACTTTTTCAGCGACTTGGCAACGTGACGCATTGAAGAGAATCGGCACTTTGAGGCAACTCAACCTCAGAGTGCTTTCTGATTTGGACATGGAAAAAGCTCTGAAGTCGGATATCACAGATGCGGCCATTGATGCTACCAAGGAGCTTGACGTACTAGCTACCCAAGCAACAGGGTTGAAGGCTATCCCCATTGACGCTGACCCAGCCATGAAGCAGATAATCAGCGCATGGAACAAGACTGCTTTGGATGATTTCAACCTCACCAATCAACGGCTTCTGACAGGGGCAAACAAGGTCTACACGAACATAGTCAACAAGACAGCCTTCAAGGTTCTTGCAGGTGCAACGGACTTGCAATCCGCTCTTGCACAGACTTGCAGAGAATGGGCTATGAAGGGCATACCGTCAATCGTAGACAAGGCAGGGCGCACGTGGAGCACTGAAGCTTACTCACAGATGATTCTCCGCTCAACGATTCGTAGCGTTACCACTGAGGTGCAATTCCAGAGGGCTGACGAGTTCGGAACCGACTTGATAGAGATATCTTCCCACGGTGGTGCTCGTCCAGGTTGCGCTCCGTACCAAGGCAGAATCTTCTCAAGGACTGGCAAGAACAAGAAGTATCCATCCTTGAAGGCAACGACCTACGGTGAACCATCGGGTCTGTTCGGGATTCAGTGCAAACATTCGTGCTATCCTTATTTTGAAGGCGTATCAAAGAAAACCTACAAGCCCAACGACACCAAAGAGAACGCAAAGGACTACGAAGAATCCCAAGTGCAACGCCGATACGAGCGAGAGATACGTGCCTCAAAGAGAGAGGTCAAGGTGCTCTCCGAGCTTGGTAACACGGACACGCTGAAGATGGCTAAGCATACGCTGGCAAACAGACAAGCCAACTTGAAGGGGTTCTTGGAAGAGACTGGAAGGACACGGCGTGCAGGGCGTGAGCTTATTTACAGTTAATCGAGATTGTGATAGTATTACAGGCAGATAAGCTCTCTTGTGAGAGTAGAAAGACAGATAGAGAGGTATTAGTATGGAACTGAGATTGATTGAAAGGACACTAAGACGAGAGTTTTCGTTTCCAATCCCAAACGATGCGCAGAGAGTTAAAGGATTTGGGTTGCTTGGGGAAGACAGAAGGATAATCCTTACTGATGGGGACGGCAAAAAGCACTACATGGCTAGAGCTAATGAGATTATGAGTTGCCCAAAAGAAGGGATGGTAATGTGCTTTCTCACTGTTACGGACAACACGAACCGCTCACTTACAAGAGCATGGAGTGAGAAGGAGTTTATGGCATTCATCGTGAATGACGAGGGTAAGACCATAGACAAGATAGCTAGCTGAACAATGACTAAAAAAGACTAAGGACTAAAGGAAGTCACTCTTGCGCAGGGTGGCTTTCGCTTTACCCCTTTACAACGCTTGCAAATAGAGGTATTATTAGCATATCAAGTGCAAAGGAGAATCAATGAAAAAAGTTGACATGAAAGTATCGCTTATTTTTGACGGGGATAAGTTGTCAATGTCGTTCGGCGCACTCTGCCCAAAACAGTTTGACCGTGCGGCAAAGCAGCTCACCCAAGAACAAATCAAGGTTGTCTATCTTCTCAAGCAGAAGATTGTCGAATTTCAAGAACAAGTATTTCCAAAGGAAGCAAAATGAACAGATTTTACAGAGTGTTTTTTGACGCAGACGCAGACCCGACACCTCCGGCACCCAATCCGGTTGTACAGCCCACCACACCTCCCAAAACGTACACGGACGATGAATTGAACGGTATCCTTGCACGTAAGACGGCAGAGGCACAGGACAAGGCTCTCAAGGACTTGGGGCTTGACCCGAAGACCGCCAAAGAGGAAATCAAAAAGTGGAAGGACGCACAGGACGCACAGAAGACTGAGACGCAAAAGCTTGCAGATGCACTGGAAGCAGAGAAGCAAGGCAAGACCACTCTCCAACAGGAGCGTGACATTGCAAGGGCTGAACTCTCCGCACTCAAGGCTGGCGTTGACCCCAAGAAGAGTGACAAGTTTGTTAAGCTGATGAACACCTACGAAGGCGAGACGGTGGAGAAGAAAATCGAAGCTGTGCTCAAGGACTTCCCAGACTTCAAGGTAGATGCCGTTCCGACCAAGTTTGGTGGTAAGGTCAACAACACCACGCAGACAAGCGAGGAAGCAATCGGCGAGGAATTTCTCAAAGCACTGAACGGTTGACAATATCTACACAATAGTGTAATATGTCAATAACCGCTTGGGGTTATCCAAGGTGAGGTTGCTTGCACCATCCAAAAGCAAGGCGAGGCACTTGAGCCGTTTGTAATCAAGAAGATTATTAACTGCAAGGGTGCTTCCCTTGTTATGGAGGCTTTTTATGGCAAACACTCTCGAATACTCGAAGATTTTCACTCAGAACCTTGACAAGGCTATGTTGCAAAATCTCTCCAGTGGTGCAATGGAACTTAACGCCAATATGGTGAAGTACACTGGCGGTAATGAAATCAAGATTCCCAAGATGGTAGTGAATGGTCTGTCTAACTATGACCGCACCGCCGCTTCGGCCTTCCCGTCTGATGGGGCAGTTACCCTTTCTTGGGAGACTTTCAGCTTTGACAAGGACAGGGCGCAGACCTTTATCCTTGATTCGCAGGACGTTGACGAAACCAACTTTGTTGCCACCGCTGGCAATATTTTGGGCGAGTTCCAGCGCACGCAGGTTGTGCCGGAGATTGACGCTTATCGCTTCTCCAAGATTTTCTCCGTCATTAACCCACGGCTCCGCACTGGTGCTTACACCGTCTCTTCGGCCAATGTGTACACCCAGCTCAAGAATGACCTCAAGCGTATTCAGTCGGTTATCGGTGAATCTGAGCCGTTGACCATCTATGCTTCCTATGAGGCTATGGATGCTCTGGACAAGTCCAGTGAGATTGATCACGCTCTCTCCATGATGGACTTTGCTTCCGGCGGTCTGACCACCAAGGTCAAGTCTTTCGATGGTGTCCCGATTATTAAGGTCCCTTCCACCCGCTTCAAGACTGCTTTCACCTTTGGTGCGCCAGGCTTTAGCGTTTCGGCTCTTGGAATGACCATCAACTGGCTTATCACCCCGAATCGTGCGGCAATCGCTGTGACCAAGGCTGAGAAGCTTAGGATTTTCACTCCCGACCAGAACCAAGACGCTGACGGCTGGAAGATTCAGTACCGCAGATATCACACTTTGATTGTCCCCGACAACAAGGCTGATACCATGTGGATGTCTTACGAAGCCATCGCCGCTCCTGCTCTGACCGCTACCGTGGACGCTGGCACCGCCGCTGGTACCAAGTTCACTGCAACCGCAGGGACTGGCAACACTCTGGCGTACATCTTGGGTACTGCATCCCCTGGAGTTAAGTACAACGACTTGCTCAGTGCCTATAGCACCGCTGTGAGTCCGTACACCTCCGGCGCTGACATTGCCACCGCTGTTGCAACCAACATCTTGACCATGCTTGAAGTTGACGCTTCTGGGCATATCGTGAAGGCGAAGGAAGTGACATTGGCCGCTGGTGACATTTTCGCATAACCTAATGGGGGAGGGGCAACCCTCCCCTACTCTCTAGGAGATACTATGTATTTATTGAAAAAAGACACCCTTAGTAGGGTACGATATGACAAGAAAGGCATTGATGAATTGGTGAGAGAGGGCTATGAACTTCTTGGCGAATGTAACGAGAAGTACGAAATAACCAATCCTAACCCAACCTTTGGAGAAAAGAAGACCAAGAAGGCCAAATAATGTACGCAGACATAAACTTCTACAAAGAAGAGTATTTAGGCGAAGACCCACAGGACGATGTTCTCTTGAACAAACTCCTCTCAAGGGCTTCTGATGATGTGGACTATTACGCACCAGAGCTTGAAGTATCAGAGCTGAGCACAAAGGACTTGGAGCTAGTTAAGAAGGCTACGTGTGCACAGGCAGAGTTTTACGTGCTGAACGGAGAACAGTACAATGATTCTGATACCGATTCCGCTACCATCGGGAAGTTCTCCTATGGTGGGGCAAAGGCACAAAAGACATCAAAGAATGATATGTGTCCTAGGGCTTTGAAGTACCTCACTCACACAGGGCTTCTGTATCGTGGGGTAGAGAACATTGATTCATCGTACACCTATCGTGAGGAGCCTTATGTCTAAGCCAATCCCAAGAAAGTTGCTCATACATAGCGCAACCCTCAGTCATGTGACTGGCACCGATGAATACGGGGTTGATACGCTCACCGAAACCACGCTCCGCTATGTGCGCTTTGAACCGACCAAGCAGACCAACCTTACCGTCTTGGGGGAAAGCCGGAACGACAAATACCTTATGTTCTACGACTGTACCAATTCCGCTCCGAGCGGACAGACGTTTGCACAGGAAGACCATATAGTGTATAATGGGGTTACGTTGACCATCCGAAAGGTTGACGAAGAATCGGACGAGCGTGGCTTGCACCACTATGAGGTATACTTGACATGAACGTACTAGTTAAGTTCGACACCAACAAGATTGCCAACAAGATAAGCAGAAATCTGACTGCGAAAAGCCAGCCTGCTTTGGACAATCAAGTGCTGAAGGACTCAAACTATCACATCCCATTTGACGTTGGCACCTTGCGTGATTCTGGCATCAATGGAAGCGTTATTGGCAAGGGAATTGTACGCTGGACAGCTCCGTATGCTCATAGCTTGTACTATGGCTCACAGACTCTTTCCAAGGACAACAACCCCAATGCAAGGCACAAGTGGTTTGAGGTAGCTAAGGCCAGCAAGATTAAGGATTGGCTCAAGGTGGTGCAACGTGCAAATAGTAGATAAAGTCCAAGATTACATAACTGAAAACACTACCCTGTATGCAATGCTCAGCTTTGAGTTGCTCCCTTCCGCTAATGAGGCTTTGGCAATCCGTCAAGACCCTTCTTCCGCCACGGAAGTTGAGTATCTTGACCGCTCAAGAAGTGGTTCATTCAACTTCACGGTCTACGCAAAAAGCCTTTCGATGGTGAAGGCGGTCAATCAACTGCACGCTATCGAAGCTATCCTTGACCTTCCAAACGGCATCAAGTTTGACGCTGACTTGGAGTTCTCAAAGGTTGAAATCGTTTCACCCGCATACTGGATTGAAAAAACAGTTGCGAATGAATATATCTACTGCTCAACATTCAAGTTGAGTTACAATGCTTGGAGGTAATGTTATGGCATACCCTGTTTGTAAAAAGTTTCCGTTGATGCACCAGAATTTGTGCGAGATTGACGTAAACTATTGTAACGGCACTGCTAGTTGGAAAGCACTTGCGGCTGGACTGACTAGTACGAATCCATCCCTGTCTGAGACAGTGGACACGACCCCTTATCTTGACGGTGGAGGCTTCTCTGAGAGTGAAGTAACTGGCGCACAGATGATGGTTACTTGCACTGGACACAGAGTTGTCGGAGATGCTGCACAGGACTATATCTTCTCCAAAGACTTGTCTTTGGGCGAGGGGAGATATTCCCAGGTTCGCTACACTGATAGCGAGGGCAACGTAGTGGCGCAGAAAGTGACCATTGCCAATATTGCTCTTCCCAACGGTGACGCTGGCGCAAAGGGAGCAATCAGCTTTGAGTTGCACTTCGCTGGCAAGCCTGTCAAGACTCCGGCAAGTACCGCTCCGGCTCTCGTCGCAACTATTGTGGCTGGTACCGCAAGCGGAACGACCAAGTTCACCGCTACTCCGGCAGAGGGCAACTCTTTGGGCTATCTGCTGACCGCAAGTGATGTTGGCGACCCCAACGCTAACTCTTCGGTGCAGTTCATTGCTTACACCAGTGGGGCAAACATCCAAGCCACCGCAGGGCAGTATCTCAACATGTTTGAGTTGGATGCAAACAATCGTGTCGTCAAGTTCCTTAGCCAAGTTCTGGCCTCTGGGGACATCGCCGCTTAACCTAATGGGGGCTTTTGCCCCCTTTCCTTAAAGGGGAAACAATGAAAGAGTTCAAGTTTGAAGACCGTACTAAACAAATCAAAATCGGGGACACTACCTACTCTGTGTGCGTATCCAACTATGAGTTCATGCAGAAGGCTCAAGCCGCTCTTGGCTCTCTAACCGAAGCACAAGAGAAGTTTGAACAGAACGCAAACCTTGAAAACTTGATGTTTGCAATCAAGAAGTTTGTCAATCTCATGTTCGGTGGTGCTGGCGACCAGAAGCGTGATGAATCAGAATACGATTACCTTTGGAACCTCTCCGGCCATGATGTGTACGGTATGCTCGACCTCTGCATGGAGCTTGCAAGCTTTGTGAAAGAGGGCATGGAGTACAAAGTTGAAAAGTACCTACAACCCTCTAATTGACAAGGCTCCCACTGAATACGGTGGGTACAAAATCAACACAGATTTTCGGGTTGTGCTCAGATTCTTCCGGCTTGTCGAAGACGAGGACTTGTCGGAAGATGATAAGGTCAAGACCGCTCTTCTCATGTTCTTCTGGGACGGCAAGGAAGCGGTGAACGTTTCCAAGGCGCAGATGCTCTTGGATTACATCGTCAAATATTACATCCCTTGCGGACAGGAATTTGAGGACGATGGTAGCGAAAAGACCTTTGACATTGACGTGGACAGTGGCCGTATCTATTCCGCATTCCGGCAAGCATACGGCATAGATTTGCATAAGGAGAGTTTGCATTGGTGGGACTTTACAGAGCTTATGAACGATTTGCCGAACGACACTAAACTGGCTGAAGTTGTCGGCTACCGTTCAATGGATGTTCCAGATGCAAAGAGCGACAAGAAATACAGAGCGTTCGTTCTAAGAATGAAGGCAATGTACGCACTCAAAAAGGAAGGCGTGAACGAGCAGATAGGCGATATTTTTGATATGCTTTGGAAGGGGTAACAAATGGCTGACGGCAGTGTAATCATTGATACTGGACTAGACAAAAGCAAGATTAACTCACAGATGGCTTCCATCAAGAGCACCCTTTCCTCCGGCTTCAAATCCGTTGCTAAGGCTGGCGCTGTTGCGCTTGGTGCCATTACTGCCGGAGTTGTGGCCTTTGGAATATCCGCAGAGAAAGCATTCGTTGGATTTGAAACATCAATGGCTAAGGTGTCTACCCTCTTTGGTGATGTGGCTGTTGATACCGAATCGCTCAATGCAAAAATGCTTGCGCTCTCCGATTCTTCGGGGCTTGCTTCCGAGGCGTTGGGCGAATCCCTCTATTCCGCTCTCTCCGCTGGTATCCCTGTCACTGAGGATATGGGCGAGGCTATGGCCTTCCTTGAATCCAACACTAAGCTTGCCAAGGCTGGCTTCACCGATGTTGACACAGCAGTATCCACTACCGCTAAGATTCTCAATGCCTACAACCTTGACGTATCCGAGACTGATAGAATCCACAAGATTCTTATGCAGACGCAGAACAAAGGTATCACCACCGTTGGCGAATTGGGGCAAAGCCTTGCACTTGTCACCCCCACAGCGGCGGCATTTGGAGTGTCCTTTGACAATGTAGGCGCATCCCTAGCAACCATGACCGCTCAAGGCACACCAACCTCACAGGCGGTTACTCAGCTCAACGGCACGATTGCAGAGCTTGGCAAGCAAGGCACGATTGCAAGCGATAATCTCAAGCTTGCGGCAAAGGCTGCCGGACTGTCCGAGACATCTTTCAAGGGCATGATGGAAAGTGGCATGTCTCTTGGTGATGTTATCAAAGTCATGGGCGACTACGCAGAGGCAAACAACCTCTCAATGGTTGACATGTTCTCAAGTATCGAAGCTGGCAAGGGTGCTCTTTCCCTCTCTGGAGCAAACCTTGAAACCTTCAATGACAACCTCAAGGCTGTTGGCACTACCACTGACGTTGTTGGTGACGCTTACGCAAAGATGGACGCTACCATAGGTGAGCAGTCGAACAAGATTAAGAACACCGTCAAGAACTTGGGCATTTCCATCATGGCTGACAACCGTGGCGTGCTTGCTGATATGGTGTCATTTGCCAACGATGCTTTATCCAACATCTCCCAAGCTTACGGCGAAGGTGGTTTCTCTGGTGCTATCAAACAGGCGGTCAAGGAAGCAGTATCCGGCATTACCACGCTGATATCCGATGGACTACCGCAAGTCATACAATTCGGCGGTGATATTCTCAAGACCCTTGCAAGTGGTATTTGGGAAGCAATGCCGGAGATGTACGCAACCGTCAAAAATGTGTTGAGCGGAATTATTGATTCCGTTGCATCTAATTTCCCAAGCATTGTTTCCGTTGGCTCTGACATCATCGCTCACGTGATTAGCGGGATTGCAAGTGCAGTCCCAGCTATTCTCCGTAAGGCTTCGGAAGTTATCACAGGATTTGCAGACTCATTGACCAATGGCGAAGTTAATATGGAAGAGGTCGGAGGGAAGATTCTCAATGCACTGATTGAAGGTGTGAAGCTTATCGCTCCGGCTCTTTGGGACTTCACAAAGACGATTGTACCCGCTTTGGTTAGGATAATCACTATCGCACTCAAGAGCATGGTGACAGTTGGAAAAGACATCGGGAAGAATCTTCTTGAAGGCTTCAAATCCGGCATAACCGACATGTACAACTCTGCAAAAGAATCTGTTGTCAATGCGTTCACTGGCATTATAGGTGGTGTGAAGGATTTCTTGGGCATCCATTCACCTTCAACCTTATTCAAGCAAATTGGCATATTTGTCATGCAAGGTTTTGGCATAGGTGTTGAGGATGGTGCGGGTTCTGTTGAAAGCAAATTCGCAACAATGCTTGCTAATTTACAGAAAAGAACGGCTGATTGGTCTGCTACCTTTCAAGCAATCGGACAAGCGACATTTAACGCATTTGGTGACAGCTTATCCGCATTGGGGGAAGCTCTTGTAAGTGGCGAAGACGGTTGGAAGGCATTTGCTAAGGCAGGTTTGCTTGCTCTCTCAGACATCCTCCGAGCTATCGGAAACCAACTTGCGGCAATGGCTGTTGTGGAAGCCATCAAGTGGAATTTCGTGGGAGCTGGTGAGGCAATAGCTGGTGCTACTGCGGCATACATCGCTTCGGGTGCTGTCAAGGAATGGGCAAACTCTTACGCAGTCGGGACAATGGCACTTCCCAAAGATGGCCTCTATTATGGACACGAGGGAGAAACAATCATACCAAAGGGTATTACGGCAGAAGCAAAGCAAGCTGGGGTAGTGATTGCATCTAGGCAGTCAATCGCACAAGGTGGGGGAATGCAGAAACTCAAGGCAAACATCACGGCGGTTTTCAAGGGGAACATAGAAATGGACGGTACCGAAGTGGCTAGAATCGTTTTCCAGCACACTGACCAGAATGTAGGGTTGGCATACTGATGAAATTACTTATCAACAACACCGAATACAGGATGCAATCCGATTTCTCATTCGTGGAACAGGCAGGTGCAACCGCTGTTTTCTCACTCAAGTACGATGCAAGGGATAGAATCATCCTGTCTGCTTACGGATTCTCAGAGACTGAGGCTTATGGCTTCTCTGAGACTGAGGCTTACGGATTTGCTACAGGAGACACCGAAGCTATTGTGTTTCCTTCACCGTTTGACGAGGTAAAAATCACCGATGATGATGGAACGGTTCTGTTCACTGGTGTTATCGGCATCCCCTCTTCTCCCCAATATTCCACAGGCTTTGAAACAAGGGTGTTTTCGTTGCAAGTGCAGAGTGCAAACACGCTTCTACAGAGACGGACGGTCAATGAGGCGTGGCAAGGGAAGACTACCTCTTTCATCGTAAACGAATTGTTCACGAAGTACATAGCAGACGAAGGCATTACGCTTGGTGGCATCTCAACGCTTACCTTTGAATACGAGGTCTACACAAGCGCAAGGCTGTACATTGCTGATATCTTGGATGAATTGGCCGCACCTGTTGGCGCAACCTGGCACATTGATGCTCAGAAAAGATTCTGGTTCCAAGTCAAGGACGACTTCACGACAGTTTTAGCTCCCGAACATATCACCAAATTGCAGAAGACTGTTTCCTCCCTTGATTCTAGGACGGTGCAGATAATCTCCGGCGCAAAGCAACAGACTTCCGAGCAAACCGAAACGTTTACTTGGGTGGCAAACCAGTCCTCCGTGACAGTCAACTATCCTTTGGTGCAAACCCCTACCATTACCATCAACGGCTCTCCTGTTGGCGTGGGTGTGAGTGGCCTTGATGATACTGACGCTTCTAAAACCTTCCTTTGGTCGAACGAAAGCGCAACAATCAAGCTCAATTCAAACGCTACCACCAAGCCGAGCGCAGGGGATACCGTAGTAGTCACTTACTTCGGCTACTTTTTCATTGAAATTGAACAACTGAACACCGCAAAGATAGCTGAAATTCGGGCTACGACAGGCTCTAGCGGACGCATTGAGCGAGTATCCACCGATACGTCAATAGAGAGCTACACGGACGGCCTAGCGGTTGCCAATGCCCTCTTGGAGAGGTACGCAGACGCAGACGAAACCGTTACCTGTGAGCTTACTTCCTTGACGAATACCGACATCATGACGGTCTGGACATTCAACAAGCCGGATTTTGACATCGTTGGCGATTATGTGATAGTCAAGAGGACAATCAAGCGTCTCACTGACGACCTTTTGCGTGTCACGTTGGAGCTTAAAAACAAGAATTACTGGATGAAATACGGCACCGTGTACGCAGATTTCGACAAGGCGATTACTTCTTTGTCAATCCGTAGCGATACCGTCATTGTCAAGCCGGAAAGAACAAGCGTATCTGATATTGACATAACCTCAACTATTGTCGGATACGGTGGGGATGTGATACAATATCCTACAACGGGGGCGTATGCTGACCCGATAATCATAGAGGAGTTTTACCCAACGATATGATAAAAGCAACAGGCGTTTACAGATTCGAAAAGTTCATAGATGGGAAGCCAGCCGGAGTGCAAGAGTTCCACAACCTTGTTACCGACCTCATGTTTTCCAAGATTCTCAGATTCTTCGCACGCTCGGTTGACACTTCTCCCCAAGACTCAAACGTTCTTGACATCTCCTATTTTGCATTTGGCACTGGCACGGCGACCCCTGCAACGACTGACGTGAAGCTTGCTACTGAAGTGTTCCGAAAAATCTACACGATCAAAAGCGTTTCCGGCAATTCCTTGACCGCAGTTTGCTCTTTGGGAAGCGGTGACGCTAACTACTCACTGACTGAAGTCGGCATATTTTCCGATGGTTCTATTACACCAGATTCTGGCTACCTTTTGTCAAGAGCTTTGGTTACAATCGAAAAGAACAGCAATATAACATACAACGTCTATTACACCTTGACGTTGACGGAGGCATAAATTGGCTTACTCGAAGACGGTTTGGACAGCGAGAATCGGTACTTTCCTTAACAAGTTTCTCAAGACGAACGAGACTAGCACGAGCGTTGAGCTTACCAACGACCCGACCATTACCACGGCTGGTACACCTTTTTCCGTAGACAACATGAACAAGATTGAACAAGGTATCTATGACGCTCATGTGGTGCTTGACGCTAATATAAACCAGAATGTTAAGTCAACCGCAAGCCCTACGTTTGCAAACCTATACGTAAATACCATAAATCTAAACGGCTTGTTGTTATTTATGGCACCATCATCGACAATACTTTCAAGCTTTGCAAGCCCTAATACACGCCCATTTGGGTTAACATTTGATGGAACAAATCTTATTAGTTGTGATTATGAGCCAGGCATGATTTATGTACACAATGGAGTATCTTCAACAATACTTTCCAGCTTTGCAAGCCCATCAACAACCCCATCTGGGCTAACTTTTGATGGTGCAAATCTGATAAGCTGTGATAATTCTACAAACATGATTTACATACACGATGGTGTTTCGTCAACAATACTTTCAAGTTTCGCAAGTCCAGGCGCCAGCCCCACTGGATTAACATTCGATGGAACAAATCTGATAAGTTGCGACTTTGATTTACACATGATTTACGTACATGATGGTGTTTCATCTACTATTCTTTCCAGCTTTGCAAGTCCAAGTAATAACATTAGAGGGCTGGCATTCGATGGAATGAATTTAATAAGCTGTACTAATAATCCATCCATGATTTACATACACGATGGTGTTTCCTCTACTATTCTTTCCAGCTTCGCAAGCCCAAGCTCCAATCCTATGGGATTAACATTTGATGGAACGAGTCTTATTAGTTGTGACGATACTGTTGACATGATTTACAAGCACAAATCAGTCTTGGCTCAGTATATATAAGGATATGATATGCACAGCGCAACCCTAACCACCCACCGAGCACAAGGACAACTCACAAAACAGGAAGCGCAAGCCACCTATGAGCGGAAGCGCAAGCTGAATGACATCACTCCATACGGGTTTGACGCAGAGCGAGCCTACGGATTCAGTCCCACCGAGGCTTATGGATTCATCGGGGCTGAGAGGCGGGAAACATGGACGACTTTGTAAGGGGCACAACCGTAGCCTTTGATTACACGATGGACATTGACGGCGTTGCGGTCAACATCGAATCCGATTCCGTGCAATGGATACTCAAGCGGAGCAAGACCGACAGTGACGCAGAAGCCGTTATTCTGAAGGAAGCAAGCAAGTCCGGCTCCGTTGCAAGCTTCACACTCTCCCCTTCGGAGACTGATTTGTCTCTTGGTCAATACTGGCATGAGCTGAAGTGGACAAATGGCGAGAATGTGTATATAATAGACTCGGGCAGGTTGAATGTACTTGACCGTGTATTCGACTGAGGAGCAAAGATATGGCAATAACCAGTAACCCGATTCCTGTTAACACAAGAATCGCAACAGTAAGCAACGATAGTGACCAATTCCCGATTTCACAGGGAGCAACCTTCAACGACCAGAAAATCACCTCAAAGGCTCTGTTTCTGCAAGCTGATAGGGCTGAGATTGCAGGGAAGATACCCAAGATTTCCACCCCGACCGCTGGGAATTTGCCTACCGTTACCTCCGATGGGAGCCTCATTGACAGTGGCACCAGTCTCTCAGCTCTGAGCCTTGCATTAAGTGGCAACAGCTCGGCAATCTCGGCAATCAAAGGCACTGGCTGGAATGGTGAAAATCTGGTTGACCATGAGGAACGGATTGCTGAGGCTGAGGGGGATATTGTCAACCTTGAGGCAAAAGATGTTTTGCTCGATGAACGCATCGACAACATCATCGCATCAAGTGGTACAAGCGATACTGAGGTGGTGGATGCGAGGCTTTCCGGCTCGACAGGGGTTTTGTACACACTACTCAAGAATAGGCTCGATGCAATGGAAAAACATCTTGTGGTAACAAATGAAATTGACGTACCTGTGGCAACTATTAAATTTCGCATGTCTGGCAATCAACCCCAGCTTGTAACGGAGGTCTTGTAATGGCTGAAAATATTCTCAATTTGGCGACCTATGAACAGATGGAAGAGCTTGTCAAACAAATGACTTTGCTCAGACAATACACAATGGGTGAACTTGAAGCACTTGGTGTTGAGTTTACAGCAATGCCAGCAACGGTGACAGGAACAAGAACACTTGACGCCTCTTCCTCAACACTTAGGGTGAATGCTGGAAGTATGAACACTGACCCCTATCCTACGACTGATATTCGATATAAATTTCCCTTCAACGAAATTCGTACTGCAAAAATTACTGCTGATTTTGAAGTGGTTAGATGGATTGACGAGCCAGACTTCCTTGATGCTGATGGTATCATCGCAGTCAGACTCAGCAAGGCATACATTGACGTTAGGGATATATACAATCCTGTCCTCAGACGTGATAAGACCCCCGATTGTATCCTTCCTCCTTTGTTCTACGATTATGAGACACAGAGCGAAAGAGATTATGTTTGGGTTGGTGCTGATAAGTCTGTCAAGGTGCTTGGTGAGAATAAACTCACTTGTGCTTTAGGCGAGGCATATTACACAAACGTTCGTGAAGATACCGTACTGAGGCCGTATTCAGAAGCGGTGGGTGATGGATGGAGCCAAGCTGATATTGCACTTCGTGACTATCTTAGGATACTTATACTCATTGCTGGTGCATCGCACAATACACAGGCTGTCTTTGGACGTGGTGTATGTGACCTTAGATATAATGCCTCTGATGTGGTAACTGTGGAGACACTAACAAGCAATTTTGTTGTGGTGTCCGATGCTACTGGTGCCTTGTACAACGTGAATGAATGGGTCAATCTTGGCAATGCTGTCGGAAATACTGGCAAATTTGCACAGCGTAAAATAACTCTCAAGGAAGCCAACTATGATACACTTGGTAATACAAGAATCACAGTGGATGGTGCTGTTTTTACTTCCTCTGTTGGAAACGTACTCTGGCACGCTCCACAGTTGATATCTGATGAAGACTTCATGGCTATGGGCAACGAATGCGGCTATATTGGTACAGATGGAAGAGTTCCTGTATCATTCTTCGGTATCTGGAACCTGTGGGGAAATGTTTGGGAATGGTGTGACGGATTCTTCCACGTGGATTCGGTGCCATATTTCACATATGACCCTAGTAAGTACAGCCTCATTGGTGCATCACAGCCAGCGGATTTGTCTCAATTCACACAGCACTCTGTTGTCATGCCTTCCTCAAATGGCTATTGTGGGCAGTTCGCTGGTACTCCGGCCATACCCTCAACGTTGTCTGGTGGCAGTGATAGTGCTGGAATGTGTGATTACTTCTACACTGCAAGTGGTTATCGTGCCCTCCGTGTTGGTGGCTCCTTGGCCGATGGTTCTTTTGCTGGTTTCTTCGCTTGGTATGTGGACTCTACGCCTTCTTCTGCGTCTTGGACCATCGGGTCTCGCCTCTTGGGAAGACCGTAGTCTTTGGGGGACTGGAATATATGATATGGAGTAAAATATGAAAACAGTAAATCTCTCGCAGTCGCCTAGTTTGTATCAAGCGCAAAGAGTTAAAGAAGAAGTGATTATCACACTCTATGATAATGTGAAAGATGTATCAACTGAGGAAAATATGCAGTTTGAAGCAGATATGTACCAGTTGAAGTTGCCGTACCGCAAAGGCTTGCTTTCATCTGATAGCTATGATGTCATGCTTGCTTTTGCCAAGAAACTGAGCAATCCTAGCAATGCCGTTGAAGAGCGACAAGCAAGGGACGTGTTGGTATGAAACAATTCCTTCTTAAACTAATCACATTACACAAGGACAAACTATACCACTTCTTCTGCTCGTACACAGCAATGCTTACATTCACTACAGTGGCAATCATCAAGTGGGAATCCCCCGTTGATTTGAGCGTGAATTTTGGTATTGCATGTGCAGTGCTGGTTGGTGTAGTGAAAGAGTTTTACGACCTGTATGTAAAAAAGTCCAAGTTTTCTGTTGGCGACATTATCGCTGACGTGCTTGGCATTGCAATAGCTTTTTTGATCGTGGGGGTGTAAAATGGTACAAGAGTTACTTGTTGTAGGATTAGGGTTCCTACTCGCATCGAACGGATTTCTGATGTACATGATTAAGAAGAGAGACAAGGTCACGACATTGGTAAAGCTGAATAATAGGCAGGCAGGGCAGATACACATGCTCACTACTGCTATCTCCGCCGTCCTAGAAGCACAGGAAAGCCTTGTCGATGCACTCCACGAAAAGGGCGTGCTGAACGGTAACGCTGAACGCACAAAAGACAGAATCCGTACAGCGAAAAGCACGATTGATGAATACTCACGCAAGGTCTGTAAAGAGCAAATCTTGATGGAGGACAGATGAAACAGCCAGCTAAAAAGCTTACCCTTGCAATCCTTGTTTTGGCATTCATTGTCGGCCTTGTCGGGTGCTTCCTCAAGTTTTTCGACATGGACAAGTTCACCAAGTTCCTGGGTGCGTTCCTACCATTCTTTCTGGGAATGGTTGCATCAGTCGGTACAGGCTCAGTGGTGAGCAAGATACAGGAGGGGAAGCATGACCGTAAAACAGACGCTTAAATGGATTTTCGGTGGCATAGTCGCCTTGCTCTTTGCTATCCTCGGAATCCAGAGAAAGACAATAAAAAAGCAAAAGGCAAAGGTCAAGGAAGCTGAGCAAGAGGCACAGCAAGCCACACAAGCAGCCGAGCAAGCTGCACAGCAGACCGAGCAAGTAATTGTTGCAGTACAGCAAGCTAATGCGACTGAAGAGGCTCTTGACACGCAACAGGCGACCAATGAGCAAGTAATACAGGAGGCTGAAAGTGAAGAAGAGATACTTGATTTTGCTACTGCTCTTATCGACAATTTCAATAACAAGTTGTAAGACCATTCCCAACACGGTACGGTATTATGACATAGTAGAACCACCTACTAGGCCGACCCTTGTGCAAGTCATGGACGAACCAATCAAGGGTCTTACCAGAAATCTCAGCTTGCTCATTACCCATGTTGAGCGTTGGGAGGCATGGTACACGCAACTCAAGGCTTACGATTCTTTGTAAACTTTCTTTCAAATCTTTGCAAAATTTTGTTGACTATCACCTTATTATCTCCTACCATACAGGCAAGGAGATTTTTTATGACTACAAAAAGGCTTGCTGAAATTGAAAAGTTGTTGAACGGGATTATTACCTTCAAAACACTTGGAATCCAAAATGATAATTCACGTTCGGGGTTGGTCGGCAGAACAAGTATCAACCTGTGCGAGCATAAGCATACTGGTTTGAGGCCGTCATACCAGTGCTTTGTGCAGGTGGTTTGTGGAGAAATGCTTACAGTCTATACTAGCTGTAAAGTCGAAATCGAAAAATATCGCATCATTTTTTCCAACAGAGGGCAGAGGACGGTGGTGTGGACAGGAGAAAGGAAATGAACGACAACAGAGGCATATTGATTTTCAAGAACGAGTTTCCATACAAGGCGGTTGCCACGATTGCAGAGGCATCACGAGTGACCAAAGTCCCATTTATGACCGTCAAGCGCATGATTGACCCACGCAAGCTGAACAAGCTGGAAAAGCGCAACGGTGGCCGGACTTCACCAGATGGCTGGGGATTTGACGTTACGTGTCTTCCAGGCGATTGACAAAGATAATCGTTCGTGTATAATGTTGGCATAGGCTCTCATAGTCTATCCTCCTTTTGTTGCCCCACTGGTTTACTCCTTTTCCAGATGGGGCTTTCTTTGCCCAAAAATAATTCAACTATTTGCACTATTTACCTTGACTGATTTTACGATAGGGTATAATATAGGGTATCAATTAAAGAAAAGGAGATTGACAATGAGCTACGTGATTTACAGATTCGTGAACGGTGTCAAGATGTTTCTCGGCTACGATGATTGGGAATTGAGCAAGGCAGACGCAATCCTGTTCAACCACTTCCAAGCCATTGCTGTGACTATCGCACTTGAGGACGCAGACTATGAGGAGGAAGTGAAGTGAAGGCAGATATCCGCTATCAAGGCATTGAATGGGAAGTTGGGTACGATTGGGATGATGATGCAAGGTCGAACATGGCTATGACTACCGTCAAGGTATCTGGCTCGGACGTTGACATCTACGACCATCTTCTGGAATCAACGCTGGACGGTTTGTTTGACGCGCTTGAGGCATCATTCAAGTAATCTATCGACTTCGGGGGTTGCGTGCACTAGGCGCAATCCTCGTGCAAATGGGAGGCTATTATGATTAACCGCATAGGGCATTCACTCTATGACACAGTAAGCAAAGTGCCAGAAGTGGGTGAAGTTTGGGACAACAAAGTTATCGTTGCAGTATACGAGATTTACCCTCTTGTGTACGAGGTCGAGCTTGACGATTTTTCCACTTACATTGTGGAGGTGTTATGAAAATCTTCACTCGTGGCTATGTGTGGGACATTGCAACAATCCTATTCCGGCACGATGGGACATTCCTGTTTATCGTGCGCAAGGTCGGTAAGCGCTACATCATGCGGGAGATACATGCTTGCATATTTATTAATGGTGTGCTATACTGATGGTAGGTTTGAGGGAACAGGAAACATCAGCACTTTCTTGCCCCCTTGAATGACAACTTACCCATTATACATTCCCGTGCTGACCCGAAAGGGGGGAGGTGTATAGTGGGATTTTTATTTCTTGGG